CAGGATAATATAACATTATCTGAAGAAACATTAAATACTACTATATTTAACTTATTATCTAAAGATTCATTTAATATATCAGAAGAGGCGTCAAATACTACTATATTTAACTTATTATCTAAAGATATATTAAGTACATCTGAAGAATCATCAAATACTACTATATTTAATCCTAATACTTCTGATAGTATAACATTATCAGATATAGTATATACAATCGTTAATTATATAGTTAGTTCTTCAGAAAACAATATATTTAATGATTCAATATTAAGAACAGTTTCATATACATCTTTAGTTTCTGATAATATCACATTATCAGCTTTATTAAATGTATTTTCAATTTTAAATTCTATCTCTAGTGATAATCTTTTAGTAAATGAAAATACACAAAATGAAGTGATTCTAAATTTATTATGTTCTGACTCTGTAACTTTAAATGATATACTAAATTTAACTACTATATTTAACTTATTATCAACAGATTCATTTAATATATCAGAAGAGACATCAAATACTACTATATTTAATCCTAATACTTCTGATACAGTTACATTGTCTGATGTATTAAGTATAATTGGTATATTTAATAAGTTAGTGGATGATTCTACATTACTAAATGATATCTCATCAAATACTACTATATTTAATCCTAATACTTCTGATACAGTTACATTGTCTGATGTATTAAGTATAGTAGGTGAGTTTAACAAAGAATCAAGTGATTCATTTAATATATCAGATATCTCATCAAATATAACTATATTCAATCCTAATACTTCTGATACAGTTACATTGTCTGATATATTAAGTATAATTGGTATATTTAATAAAGAATCAAGTGATTTACTGTCTCTTTTAGATAATGCAAGTTTATTTTCTGGCATTACATCTTTTGTTTCATCAAATATATCATTTAATACAGTATTAGATGTAATTGGTGAATTTAATAAATTAGTAGATGATAGTTTGTCATTTAGTACCATACTAAGTGTGATTAAAGATGTATTGTCCGTATCAACAGACAATTTAATTGTAGATAGTACTACATCTAAAACCACTATATTTAATACAGTTAATATTGATCAGATTACATTATCAGATATTGTTTCAAAAACTTTAGATCATGTAATAACTACCAAAGATGTCTTAAATTTAGATGAAGTTATTGATAGAAATATTGTTATAGAGAGATTATTATCCTCTAATATATTATTTTCAGATTTTATTTCTTTAATAACCACTTTAAATTTTACATCACAGGATACATTAATACTTGATGAAAACATAACACAATTATTTGAAAAAATAACAATTTTGGATGATTCATTTAATATATCAGATATCTCATCAAATATAACTATATTCAATCCTAATACTTCTGATACAGTTACATTGTCTGATATATTAAGTATAGTAGGTGAGTTTAACAAATTAGTAGATGATAGTTTATCTTTATCAGATATAGTAAATGTTATCAAAATTTTTAATGGATATGTTCAAGATGAAATAAGTATAAACACAATCATTTCTGTTATAGAACATTTACTTTCATTAACAACTGACAATGTTAATTTAATTGATACAGCAACTAATGTAATTGATTTAATAAAAAATGTGAAAGAATTTCTTAATTTTGGTGATTCATCTTTTGACACTTGAACTTTTAATGTTACTGGATCAGATAATATAACTACATCTGATATAATAATCACATTATCAATTTTAAATTCGGTGTCTTCTGATAATATAACAATAGAAGATTTAAGTTCAGTTTTAAAAAATATTAATCAGTTACTAAGTGATGAAAATTTATTTTCAGATTCTAGTAGTAGATTAGCAGATTACTATAAATTATGCTCAGATGTAAATATTTTTTCTGACTTAGTTCTATTAAGATTGATATTAAGATTGAAAAATGAGGAAAGACTAGAACTAACAGATAATGTTACTTTAGGATTAATACTCAATCTGTTAAGTACAGAAAATATTACATTCTTAGAACTTTGTGCAGCTTCTTCAATATTAATAAGAAGCGTTTCAAGTGATTTAGAATTAAATGATTCAAATAATATAAATATTGAATATGTGGTTAGTGCAAGTGATGATACTCAATTCTCAACAGTACTAGAGGTAATATCAACACTTTATTCAAAAGTATCTGAAAACACACACTTTTCAGATATTACCTCTATTGAGATACTTAGATTACCACATGGTAAAATTAAAGTTATATTTAAAGTAGGTACTAATAGAGTAGTATTTTCTATAAATAAACCAGAAATGAATTATAAGTTTAAGAATCCACACATGGAATCTAAACTAAAGAAACCAGAAGTAAATTTTAATTTAAAGAAAGGAGATCAAAAATGAAAGATACAATAAGTTCTTTAGGATTATCAGGTCAGTTTCATATTTCTTGTTATGATAAGAATGGAAATTTAAAATGGGAAGATAATTTCCCAAACACGGTTGTTAATGAGGGAATTAATCATATTCTTGATGTGTTGTTCGTTTCAGCAACAACACAGATTGATCCTTGATATGTTGGATTACTGAATAGCACACCAACTGTTTCACCTACTGATGGAATAGTAGATCTTTCAGAGTTTATTAACTATGATGGTGATAGAAAAGAGTATGTAGACTCAAGAACAGGTCAAACAGTAGATAATAGTGCTAGTGTTGCTGAATTTTTAATTAGTTCAGATAGTTCAACTATTGGGGGTGCTTTTTTAGCATCAGTAGCAACAGGAACAACAGGAACTCTACTTTGTGGTTCAGCATTTAATAATGGTGATAAAACAGCTGATACTGGTGATACGTTGAAGGTAACTTACGAATTTAGTGGATCAAGTGCATAATATAGGTATATAAATGTCTAGTACAATAAAAACACGACCAGTAGAAGGAAGTACAGCAACTCTAGAATGTACATTTAAAGATACCAATAATAACATTATTGAATCTAGGTACATAAGTTCTATAACATGATCTCTGTACGATTCTGAGAATAATATAGTTAATGAAAGAGAGAATATATCAGAAGATATAAATAATCCATTAATTATTGTTCTTACAGGTAGTGATTTGCCATATGGTAAACTATATTTTTATGTTCATGTTGTATATGATTCTACAGTAGGTTCAAACTTAAATCTCAGAGATGAGATTTCATTTTATGTTGAAAATTTAAGGAATAAAAATGTCTCTTAATCCAAAAGATTCACCATATTGAGATTTATTCGATGATTATCCAGATCATTTAGAATACAATCTTTTTGATTCTGTTGTTTCAGAATATAATGATGTTTCAGGGTTTCCTATATATTACTATATAAGATTAATCTCTGAAACATCTGATGATATATATGGTGAAAATCCTACAGAAGAGTATTCAGATCCATATAGAACCAAACTTATATATGAACCAAGTGAAGAACCACAAATATTAGAATTTGGAATTTCTAGTGATGATACTTTAGAATATGCACAATTAACTAAAACTATATTTGATAGAGATGTAAGTGATCCTTATATTTTAGATAAAGAAATAGATTCTATTGTACCAAAAGCTGGTGATTTAATCAAAACTTTATGAAATAATAAAACTTATGAAGTTGTGTATGTAGGATCAGAAACAAGAATATTTCAAGGCAAGAAGTATATATGGGATTTCATATGTAAACCATATAGATACAGTTATGAAAGTGAATCTAGTGATAATTTTCTATTTAATGATCCTGATAGTGATGATTTTCCAGATATTAATGTTACAACTGAGACAGAATCATATACAACATCTGGAGATACTATAAAACAAAGATATGGTGATAATGAAGTAATAGAAGATGAAAGTGATGATGTATCAGATATAGATACATCTATCTATGGATATTAATTATGAGAAACTTTTTCTATTTTGGAACGATACGAAAAACAATTATACAATTTTTAGATATTTTCAAAGATTTGAAAATTGCTAAATATGATGAAAATGGAGATATTATTAAATATGTAGAAGTTCCTGTAAAGTTTATGCCTAAGCAGAAATGATATTCCTGGTTAAAGCAAAGAACACATGAGAAAATATATCCAAATATAGGAATACAAATAACTAGTATGGAGTATGATTCTAATAGAACTACTGGTAAACATGAAAAACATTTAATAAATATAGTAGGAACTAATTATGAAGAATATCAAACTCCAATACCTTATAACATAATATTTGAGGTAAGAATTTCTACAGAATTTATCAGTGAAATGGATCAAATAGTAGAACAAATATTACCATATTTTTCACCTTATGTAGTTAATAATATTAAAGTAGATGAGTTAGATCTTGATTGAGATGTAAACATAAATTTTGATGGACTTCAAATAAATCAAGATATAGATATAAATGATTACAGAAACAATGAATGAACTTTAAATTTTACTGTTCAAACATATTTGCTAAAACCATATCTTGAAAGTGAAGGTAAATTAATTAAGAAAGTAGTTAATAAAATTTACACAAGTAAAGAAGCTTGAAATGATATAGATACAGAAACAGATATGCCTTCTGGTGGTGGATCAGAAGATGAAGAAATATTGATACTAGCTTCTAAAGAAGATGGGAAAATTTTAATAGAATATGAGGTTTTTTATTAATGACATTATCTCTTAGTAAAGCAAGGGGAATGAATTTTAAACTTATATTTCCCATACTACCAGAAACAGAAGATATTGATGATTCAAAATTATATAATATAAATATAGTAGACACAGTTTTACCTTCAATTTCTATTACTCCTCTTGAATTACCATGACAAGGCGGACAAGTATATCAAGAGGGTGGTGGAATGGAATATGGTGAATGAAAAACAAAATTTCAAATAGATCAAAATTTTAATAATTATATATTATTATATGATTGATTAACATCAGCATATGATGGGATTAGTGTTTTTGGAAGTTTAACAAATGATTATCAAATTACAGCTAATTTATTAGTACTAGATAATTGAGATAATGTTGTTGTAACTTGAGAATTTAAAAAATTATGGCCTTCATCATTAGGTGATGTCCAATTTTCATATAAAAATGGAAGTGAAATTTTAGAATGTGATGTTGTCTTTATTTATGACTTTTTTATTAAGAAAATATAAATAAATGAAACAAAGGAATTTAATTAGGAGGAAAAAATGAGTATATATTCAAGTCCTTTAATAGACATTATTGAAACTGACAAGTCTTCATATGTCTCTGGTTTTGCAACTACAGTAGCAAATATTGTAATAAGAAATACATGAAAAGGTAAAGAAATGGAAAGGCAATTGATAACTCAAGAAAGTGAGTTAATTGATTGAGCAGGAATACCAAGAGATAAAATATATGATGAGAATGGAAACGCAACAAGTATTTCTGATAACTATCAAGATATGTTCTCTGCAATTGGTTATCTTAAACATGGACAAAATCTATATTGTGTAAGAACTATGCCAGCATCTGCTACATTCGCAGGTGGGTTCTTTGATGATGCGGAAACATGAAATGAATTTGCGGGAGACGGAGCTTTAACCTTAAAAACAGAATCATATTCAAATGGTGATATTTCTGATCCAGATGAATTTTCTGAAGAAGCACCCTCTTTAATGGGAACTGATTCTGTTTGAATCATTGCCAAAGATAGAGGTTATTATGGTAATAACATTAGAGTAGCTATTGTAGATAAAACTACTCAAACTGAAATTTTATCAGGTGGAAAAACTGATTGAGAAGATGGAGAAATTTATAATATTGTAAATAGAATAGATTCTCCGATTAAAAATGAAGAAGATTTTCTGTTACTAGTTCAAAACAAACCAGACCAAAGTGATGCATGAGTTTTAGCAGAAATTTGAAACGTGTCTTTAAATGAAAATGCTAAAGATGATCAAGGAACAACTAAATTTGTTGAAAAATTAGTAAATAGGAGTTCTAGACTTATAAGAATAGCAGTAAATAGTGATTATCATAATTCAACAGTACCTAATGATTGAGTAACAGAGGATTTTAATGATTTGGGTGGTGGAAGAGATCATGATGGTGATGAAATTAATGATAATATAGTTTTAGAAGCTTATGAAATATCAGAAGATCCAGAATCTGTTGATATTAATTTATTTATTGATTCAAATAAATCAACCACTGTTAAAAAAAGAATAGTTGAAATTGCTGAATCAAGAATGGATAGTATGTTAATTGCTGATGTTCTACGTGAACATGTTGTCAATAATAAAGGTAATGAAACAACTGATATTACACGATGAAGAAGAGGGTACACAACTCCTAACTTCAATATAAGTTCAAGTTATGCAGCTTTATATGCAAATTGGTTAGAAGTTTATGATAGATACAATAGTAAATACAGATGAGTACCAGCTTCTGGTTATGTAGCAGGCATTTATGCTAATAATGACAGTCTTACAGATCCTTGGTTTGCACCAGCAGGTTTGGAAAGAGCTACCCTGAATAATATTAGAAGGTTAGCTTGAAATCCTAATCAAGCTAAAAGAGATACATTATATATTGCAGGTATTAACCCAATAGTTTCTTTTGCAGGAAAGGGGAAAGTTATTTGAGGACAAAAAACAATGTTTTCTGAATCTTCAGCATTTAATAGAGTAAATGTTAGAAGATTATTTATGGTATTAGAAGAAAGTATCAAAGATTCAGCAATGAGATTTGTATTTAAACCAAATGATAGAG